AATTAGTTCCTGATCTTATAACAACTACTAGTGGGGCATATAGATTTGGTTTTATGAATTCAAACGCAAATACCGAACCTACGGATGGAATCTATTTAGAATTTAAATCAGATTCCGCTTTATTGCCTGGAGATACTACATGGAATTTAGTGATAAGAAAAGATGGAACCGGAGAAAGAATAAATACTGGAGTTGTAGTAGACGAGACAACAGAAACTGGATTAGCATATAGATTATATCTTTGTGTCGAAAGAGATTCTTCAGGAACAATTTCAATTACATATAAAATTAAAAATAGAACATTTGGGGTTCCAGAAACCAATACCGAAGTAACTACAACTGCATCAAATACTGCCTATTATCCTAGCGCATCTACTGATTATATGGGAGTAAATTTAATAGTAACTAAATTAACAGATGTTCGCGCATCTGCGAGTGTTTTATACTGCGATTATATTGGTTGTAGAATAAGAAGACCACTCGAACGAGAAATTTTAATAGGAGTATAATATGGCAAGACCTATGTCTATAGTTAAAATAAACGATCCGACCAATGCTGATATTGTATTATATGGTTTAAAAGAAAACGAAAGATTTTTATATCTTGGCGAAGTTTTACAAGATCCATTAAAGGCTATAGTCCAAGAAATCGACAGTGGCAAAGTATTCATAACAATTGATGCTGATTTATTTGACGAGGTTTCTGTCGGGGATTATTGACATTCTCTAAGTAAGTGCTATACTACTTGCGGAGATTTTTATTATGCTTAAAATTTATAAGTTGGAAGAAACAGCAAAGATTCCTTCATTTGGAACAGACGAAGCAGCATGCTTTGATATTTACGCAAACATCGTTCCTCAAGATTATGTTGTATATAATCATATTTCAGACAAGATGTTTGATTTTGAATTGGTTAACATTGATGGAAAGAAGTCAATTGTAATTCCTGCGAATGGAAGAGCATTAATTCCAACTGGTATTATTCTCGATATTCCAAAGGGTTATTCTGTCAGACTTCATCCTCGTTCTGGAAATGCTCTAAAGCGTGGAATCAGTCTAACTAACTCGGAAGGAATCATTGACTCGGATTATACAGAAGAACTCTATGTCATGGTTCAAAATATGAATGCTGTGGATATCGCAATCTCGCATCATGATCGAATTGCACAAGGAGAACTAGTAAAGACTCTAGAATACACAATCGAAGAAACTCATGTTCATCCTCAGCAAAAGGGTAATCGTAAAGGTGGGTTTGGGAGCACGGGTGTATGAATATAATGGATGTGATGGATCAATCCATCAATCATAGAGGAATACCAGAGATTGACATTGATGTTTGGGATGAACTCTGTGCTAAGTATAGTAAAAGAGAAATTGTTGATGGATTTGCAGAATTTATTGCGGATACGAAACCGAGTTTTCCTTTTCGTCCTATTTCTCTACTAGAAGTAAAAAACAAACTGGTATCTCTTAAAACAGAAAATTGTTATAATTTCATTACATCTCATACACCAAACGAGGTAGTGGAAAAATACAACGATTACAAGTATCCATACTCAAAGCATGGAAAATTTGTGATTGAGTTTGGTCACTATTACAACGACATTAGTAATTATTTTCAACAAGAGAATAGAATGTCGTGCCCCTCGTATGGGTTTAAGTCTCCAATTGACATCTGGAATAATCTTGAACTTTTGAAGAAGATGAATTGGATCTTCTGGCGCATGGGAACAAATACGATAAATGAAACCAATATTCGTGGATCCTTTAGACTTGGTTCTTATGTTGCAACACAGTTCAAACCACATGTTGCCAAAACTCTATACGATTTCTTCTCAGCTAAGACTGTTCTTGATTTTAGCATGGGATGGGGAGACAGACTTGCTGGTTTCTATGCATCCTCTGCGGAAAAATTCTATGGTGTAGATCCAAATCCAAACACATACAGGGTATATAAGCAGCAATGTATTGAGTATGAACAGATGCTCGGTAATACTCCTACTATTCAGGAGATACCTGATGGATTTATTTGTCGAGGATCCAAGGAAGTAATTGTTAGAAACATTCCTGCTGAAAATTCAGAATGGTGGCCAGAAGCAGGATCTGTTGATCTGGTATTCACATCTCCGCCGTATTTCTCAACCGAAATGTATAATATGGGTGGGGAGAAAGAAGAAAATCAATCTTGGAAAAAGTATCCTGAATATGAAAATTGGTATAACAATTTTCTAAAGGCAGTTTGTCAAAAAGCATTTGATACTCTTTCTGAAAATGGAGTGATGATGATAAACATCATGGATCCTACAATTAATAGAATTCGTCATAGAACATGTGATTCATTGGTTGACGATTTTAAAGAACATTTCTTGGGACAGATTGGTATGCGTATCAAGCAAAGACCGAAGAAGATGGAAAAGAGCGATCTCAAGGAACATCTGTCTTCTTGTTTTATTGAAAACATATGGTGTTTTGGTAAAAATAAAAACATGACTATTGATTTACCATATAATGGTGCTACACTTGAGAACTTCATGGAGTAATTATGACAAGAGAAGAACTACTTAAAATGCACGAAAAGATTTGCGAGGATGCTCGTAATCTAATGAGTCTGAAAAATAAAGATTATGCCGGAAATGAAGGCAAGGAACCATTTGCCAATTTTACTAGAGTAGAGGCAATGGGAATTTGTAAGACCGAACAAGGATTCATGGTCCGCTTGACGGATAAGATGAGTCGATTGAGTTCTTTCATTGAATCTGGCAAAATGCATGTGGAAGATGAATCATTCAGGGATACCTGTATAGATGTTATTAATTACATGGTATTGCTATATTCATATAGTATGCACAAGGAAGAACAACAAACTCTTTCACGACCAAAGTTTATATATGGTCATGATCATGATCTAGAGATAGAAAGCCGTAGATGAAAATATTAAAGCAAATTGATGAAAAGGTACAAGACGAATTCAAGTATGGCTAAGAAAGCACTTATCATCGGGGCCAATGGCCAGGACGCTTCCTATCTTGCAGAGATGCTTGTTGAGAAGGGATATGAAGTTCATGGAACAGTTCGTAGAAATTCTGTTCCAGAATCTCAAACAACTCGTATCAATGATATTTGGGAGCAAGGAAAAATTCAGCTTCACTACGCAGATCTTACTGATCCAATCAGCATTGAAACAAATGTACAGAAGCTTCAGCCAGATGAACTATATCATATAGCAGCACAATCTCATGTTCAGATTTCATTCGATCTTCCAAAATATACTCTTGATGTGGATGGCGGCGGAACTCTGGCGGTACTTGAAGCAGTTCGTAGATTCTCGCCAAAGACTAAGGTTTATAACGCAGCCACTTCCGAGATGTTCGGAAATTCTTGTGACTCCGATGGATACCAGAGAGAAACTACTCGCATGAGTCCTGTGAGTCCATATGGCTGTGCAAAGCTTTATGCACATAATCTTTGCCACAACTATAGAAACGCCTATGGTATGTTTATTTGCTCAGGGATTTTGTTCAACCACGAATCTCCTCGTAGAGGCATTAACTTCGTAACCAACAAGGTTGCTCTACAGGCAGCAAAGATTAAGTTGGGTATGGCGAATGAACTTGTTCTTGGAAATCTACGAGCAAAGAGAGACTGGGGCCATGCGAGGGATTATGTACGCGGAATGTGGAACATGCTTCAGATGCCAAAGGCAGACGATTATGTTCTTGCTACTGGATATGCATATTCAGTAGAAGACATGGTTGAATTTGTATTCGAACATCTTGGCATGGATTATCGCAAGTATGTCAAGACTGATAAGAAGTATGAACGACCAGAAGAATTGCATTATCTCCGTGGAGATGCTAGTAAGGCAAAGCGTGAAATGGGTTGGGAGCCAACAACTTCATTTGAAGAGATGATGGGAGAGATGGCTGACTACTGGATGCACAAGCTTCAGAATCCAAAGCTTGAATTTAACACGATTTGAGGTAAATATAAATAATGGATTTTTTAAAGGAAATAATTAATGTCTCAGGAAATAAAGATGAAAATCAAATCAACATTAATCGGTATTTGGTTTAATATTATTCTTACAAAAAATATGGTCGTTGACTTCTTTAAGAATAAGTGATACAATAATCATATGCGACAATATATTAATGTCTACTCAAGTGGTGCCGCCCACATCGGAACACAAATGTTTTGTAGGGAAGTCAACAACGGTGTCAAGAATGACTTTGTTGAAAAGTATGAATCGTCGCTATTTGTAAAATCACCACAGGGAGATTGGAGATCAATTGAAGGTACTCCACTTAAGCAGATTAGTTTTGAATCTCGTAGCGAAGTCCGCGATTTTATTGAAAAGTATGAATCGGTTACTGGATTCGAGATTCATGGGGAGATTGGTACGGAGTATCAATTTATCCGAGAAACCTACGACGGACAATACAAAGTAAGTGATGTTGATGTCGCTTATTTCGACATTGAAACTACAGCAGAAAATGGATTTCCATCATTTGAAAATCCGATAGAAGAAATTCTTGCAATCACAATAACTCGTCGTGGGCAGAAACCATATGTGTTTTGTCGTGGAGAATATAAAGCACAAGCAGATGAAGTTGTGTTTTCTCATCCAGACGAGAGAGAAGTTCTTCTTGCATTTCTGAAGTATTTTAGTGATGATTACCCACATGTGCTAACCGGATGGAATATTCGTTTCTTCGATATTCCTTATCTCTACAATCGAATGTTGGTTGTTCTTGGTAAGAATAAGACTAAGGATCTTTCTCCTTGGGGTATTATACGAGATAAAACTGTTTCTGATAAGAACGGTAAGGATAAGACAGTTTATGATATCATTGGTATTTCAACTCTTGATTATTATGAACTCTATCAAAAATTCACATATGTGAATCGTGAATCATATCGCTTAGACTACATAGCCTATGTGGAACTGGGGGAGAGAAAGATCTCTTATAGCGAATATGAAAGCATTCAAGAATTTTATACAAAAGATTTCCAAAAGTTTATCGAATATAACATCCAAGATGTCCGGTTGGTTGAACGCCTTGAGGATAGGCTAAAACTAATCGAACTTGCATTGGCACTTGCATATAGTGCGGGTGTTAACTTTACCGATGTCTTTTCTCAAGTCAAAACTTGGGATGTGATTATCTACAATCATCTAGCAAAGAACAAGATTGCAATTCCACCAAAGGGTAAAGCATCGAAGGATGAGCAATATGCCGGTGCGTATGTGAAAGATCCGATTGTCGGAATGCATAAGTGGATCGTTTCCTTTGACTTGAACTCACTTTACCCACATTTGATCATGCAGTATAATATTTCTCCGGAAACTATTACAGATGATGGCATAAGAGGTGTTATTTCTCCAGACGGCATTCTTTCCAATGGAGAAGTTTCCATGAATTCTATTAAAATGTTTACTGATAAGAATTTGTCAGTCGCTGCCAACGGCACAACCTTCGTAAAAGATCGCCGTGGGTTTTTGCCAGAACTAATGGATAAGATGTATCAAGACCGTAAAATGTTCAAGCATAAAATGATTGAATGTCAAAAAGAATTGGAGAAGGTCGTTGCAGTAATGAAAACTCGTGGTATACTATGAGTCTAATGGGACTGTGGCGGAACAGGCAGACGCAAGGGACTTAAAATCCCTCGGTTTCAAAAACCGTGCGGGTTCGATTCCCGCCGGTCCTATTTTTGAGGATGTAACTCAATGGCAGAGTGCTACCCTTCCAAGGTAGATGTTGCGGGTTCAACTCCCGTCATCCTCTTTCTTCGGTAGCTCAGCAGGTAGAGCGTGGAGCTGTTAACTCCAATGTCACTGGTTCGATCCCAGTCCGAAGAGTTTATGTCAACTTTTGAAGAAGAACTTCGTTCGCTTGAATCTTGCAAACGATTTATGTATGATCTTTTGGATCCCAAAAAGACTCCAAAGGTTCCAAAGTACATTCGTCAACGCGCAAGAGCCGTTGTTAAGCATTACCCTATTATGATTTCATTTTTCGTTGATAAATATATTCAGAATGATATTGAAAATGAAAAGTGATATTAAAAAAGATAAAATAATTAAAAAATATTTCCTTGAGGATGAAGATACTGATTCCTCATTTGTTGTTTCCATACCCGATAGAAAGAGGGAGTGGATGAATGCCAATGGCGGACATGCTTATAGATGTTTACCTTTGTCCGTTGCAAATAGTTTTGGATGGGAGATATTAAATCCATTGTCATTCGTTGCAATATGGAATGGCGACGAAGACTATAAAAATTCAATACAATTTAATTTTTGTTTTGAGGAAGAAAATGATCCCCATTTCAAGAAATATAAGAAGAAAATTAGTTCTCATTTCGGAAATGGTATAATTACTTTTTCTTATATTGGATATTTGTTTAAAACTACACAAGATCATAATCTTTTCATTAAAGGCCCAACAAATCACTTTAAGCATGGAGCCCAGGCATTGGAGGCAATTGTAGAAACTGATTGGTTGCCTTATACTTTTACATTAAACTGGAAAATAACAAAACCACACGAACCTGTTTATTTTAAAAGAAATGAACCCCTAGCTACAATATTTCCTATACCCAGGAATTATATTGAAAGTTTTGATGCCATTGAAGATACTATTCTCAATAATCAAGAGTTGCATCAAGAAAATGAAAAATGGGCAAACAAAAGAAATGAGCTAAAGAAAGAGAAAAATGTAAACCACTCACTCTATACTAGAGGAGTTAAGTCTATAGATACTGGTGAATTAAACGAAAATCACCAAAGAATTATAAAAATGTGTCCGTTTCATAGGAAGGAAGACTAATGTTTCAAGCCAAAACAATTAATGATTTTTTAAACAAAGAACAGTGTGAAGTTTTATTAAATTTTGTTAAGACTACAAATTCTTGGAGAAGAATTGATGGTGATTTCTGGGATAACCGAACCATTAATTATTTTGATACTCCTGTAGAGATCAAGGAAATTCTACAAGATTCTATATTACGATTGCAAAGTTTTATGCAAACGGAATATTCTCTATCTCGACCAATATATCCGGATACTATGGATTTAGTCCGATGGTTTGATGGAATGAGTCAACATCCACATTGTGATGACATGTCGGATAACGAAAAGGAACACTCTAGATTTTCTTCTAGATATATTGGGTGTGTTATATATCTGAATGATGATTATGAGGGTGGAAAGACATATTATCCCTCACATAATTTTGAAGTAACTCCTAAGTCTGGTATGGCTGCAATTCACCTGGGGGACTGTAATCATAGACACGGTGTTACTAAGGTAATAGGTAATACTCGTTATACTGCTGCTAGTTTTTGGGGTTTTGATAAATCAAAAGCAATTTATGGAATAGGTTAATTTTATTAACCATAAATAATATTCATGACACAGATATACAGACTCCAAACATTAAAGAATAGAGTAGAAAATGCAATTAGTTCCTACTCAGAGATATTTTATGCCTCAAAATGGAAGACAAATATTGAGGTTGAAATTTTAGAAGGAGTAATTGACGACGATCCTATAGTAGTTTCTCAATTTGATAACGATGAGCTCTCTGCAATGAGAGAACTTATGCGAGAGGGTCTTTGGTTAACATATTCTGAGCAAGA